TTACTCCTCCGGCTGCTCTTGAACTCCGAGATCCCGATACCTTTGCTTCCCCCAAACGTTAGGATCGGGTATCACCTCGATCACCCTCGTTGGCGGAGTGTTTATACGAAAGCCTGGCTCCATCTTTTCACGCATTTCAAGGTACTGACCCAGAAAGGCATCGTAAGCCAGGCGAGGCGCGTACTGAACGTTTCCTTTTTGGTCTACCGCTTCTCCATGGTAGAAAAAATCCACGCCCTGGCTAAGTGGCACTAGAACGCTGGCGGCAGCTTTGTAGTCGCCCTCATAAAGCGTGAGCCGCAACTGGGCTTTTTCGCCGTACAGCAGGCCCATCTGCTCAGCGAACCACTTGACGTATCGGTCGCCGTTGATCCGCATGGGATTCCCAGGCAACGTATAAGCAGTGTCTATATCTCGGTTCTTACGAATGCGGCTCGACATCCCATTCAGTTCAAGTCCCTCAGCGAACTCGACATCAACCTGCTCTCCAGCATCGATTTTGATCGGCTTGCTCATCGAAATCACGGGCCACAACAAATTCTTGGAGAAGAATGACGCGCCGCCCTTCGACAAGTTCCTCGCCTGCACAATCTCCCATTTAGCTGCCGTCAGGAGCATTGGCGCCGCCGTAATGTTTGTGACACGGACTGTGATGTAGACCTGCTCATTTACTTTTTGCCCATCGCTGGTTTGTCCGAACATCACAGTAGGACTGAGCCAAGCCTCTTTAACAACAATCCCGCGGCCCTTGCTCACGACTGTGGTTTCGCTAAGACGCTTCAGCACTTCTTCCGTGATGCCAATGCACGTGCTGCTAACGGATGCACCCGCACCAGTAACGATCGAGGAGCACGGTCCAGTGGTTTGCATATTCTGAGATTGCGCCAGAGCAAACTGAGGCAACGCAAGCACCAAAATCATCATCACCGCCCAGCGAACTTTTTCCTTCATCATGGTCGTGTATCGACAGTGGATTTAACCACCGCGCCTTCCCCGGTCACGATTGGTGAGGCCGCACCGTGGGTGGACATCCCGCTGTTCGGAGTGGTACCAGCAGCCTGCGACCTGTTCGGTCCTTTGGCTTCAGTTACGACATGCGCACCAGTTCCAGTAACGATGGGTGAAGAGGGAGTGTAAGTGGACATAGAGGGGCTGGGTTGCTCTGCTGGTTGCAACGTTAAGCCTATCTGTTTGGGAGTCACGTCAACACGAAACTCCCGATTTTGAACGATTGCTGAGACGGCAACCACCGCAATCAAAACAACGAGTGTGAACGCCACTAACGTTATCTTCCGGACACTCTTCCGCCTTGCGGGCGCCTTACGCGAACGTCTATTCAATTTTGAACTCCTGTAATTATGGCTTGGCAATATCCCTATGGCCGCTGCAGACAGTTGCTGATCCATCTAAGCGAGTGCGAGGAGAGTATCCTAGTTCGCACATGAGACGCGACAGGCTCACTACTCATTCGTTTTCATGCACCAAGACCGACGATATCCATACCTCGCGGCACAGCTAATCCACATCCCCCCTCCGCTTCCAACACCGAACAAAGCACCTCGAATCATGAATGTGGGCCCAGTGCAGGCTCGTAGGACAGTCGGAGAGCGCTCATGCGTTTGACCCAGGCGGCACTGCTAAATGTGCATGGGTCGTATGCATACCGGAAGCAGATGTAGACTCAACGTCCGCGGTAAAAAGGACCAGCACATTTGCTTTTATGATCATCAACGGAGCCGAACGCCCAATGGAAAACCTGTCATCAGCGCGACTAAAGCCCGGCGCGGTCTACACAAGAAACGATCTCAGCCAGCTTTTCGGAATCAAAGACGCCACCCTCAAAACCGGCATCTTTCGGCCCAAGGGATACAATTCGGTTTGGTTATTTGTGACTGAACAGAAGACACCTGACCGAACCCAGTACGTTGATACCCTTACGGATGACACGCTGCGCATGGAAGGTCAATCCCAGGGACGCACTGACCATCTCATTTTCCAGCATATGCAACTGGGGTTGGAGTTGTTGGTCTTCCATCGTCGGTCGAGAAAAGAGTACTCCGGCGCGGGTTTCCGATACGAAGGAGTTTTTTGCTACGAAGACGCTTCTGGCTCAAAACCTACCTCATTCGTTTTAAAACGCGAAGGCGCCGATAGCTACGACATCGATCTAAATGAGATGGAGAGGAAGCTGGGCACTCAGGGGGCATTCGATCCTACAGACGTCACAGACTCACGCGAGCGAACCTTCGCCGCAATCGTGCAGCGTCGTGGCCAGACTCGTTTTAGGACCATGTTGCTGAAAGCCTACAAAGGTAGGTGTGCCATAACAGGATGCGATGTTGAACCGGCGCTTGAGGCCGCTCACATCCACCCCTACCAGGGTGATCAGACGGATATGATCTCGAACGGACTTCTCCTACGAGCAGACATTCATACGCTGTTTGATCTGGGACTGATTTGGATCGACCCAAAGAATTTGTCGATTCAGATCTCGGAGCGCATTCGGAAATGTAGCGAGTATGCTTCGCTGGATCAAAGACTCCTTACTCTTCCCGAAAGCGTGTCAGACCATCCAAGTAAAGCAGCTCTGGAATTCAGAATGAGCGCTAAAAAATGAGGCCACTCGGACACAACCGCGATGTCAATTGAGTGACCTCAAGTCAGCACGCATATCGTTAGACTTCGCTCAACGCGAATCCGAAGTCGTCACTGGACACTTGAGCTGCTTCGTTAAGCCGCTGGCGCAGCGCAGCCGTTAGCTGCCTCTCCACCTCCCATGGATCCGACAGCGCGGCGAGCTGTGGCGCCAATTGCGGCGACAAGCTCATCAGCGATTGGTTGAGCGAACGTGCCGTCTCATATGCAGCCTTCTGCACGAAGCTGATCTCGACCAGTTCACCCTGCGCCTTACGAAACTCCATCTCAGCCATCCGCGCCAAGTAGTGCTCGCGATGTGCACGCGCTTTCTGAAAGTCTGGAGTCTGCCCATGAGCAGGATCAACGGGCGGCGGCGCAGCCATGATAGTCGGCTCAGATTGTGCTGCGACGTGGCTGTAAACATCACGCTGAAGCCGATCCTGTTGGTGGCGAGCAGCGACGGCAGCCTTGCTCGGGTCGGCGGTATCGCGGATCAGCGCTTCGGTGGCCAGCACGTCGACCTGCTTGCCATTGGGTGACAGAACCAGGCGGCCATTCTCTTTCAGCCAGGTGATGTAGCTCGGTGACCGACCGATGTGCGCGGCGAAGGCGCTTTTGGACAAGTACGTGATTGCGCTCATAAGCCTCCTTTTCAGCAGCTTTTCAATGAATCCTTCAAGATTTCAGTGGATTGAAATTTCAGTAAGCGGGCGGGCCTCCCACTAATACGATCCCGCGGGTTTCCGACCCCGTACCCTTCGAAAGTCCCCAGGGTCCCCGGCGGTTTTCTGCCCGGCCCGGTCGGTCGAGCCGGCATCCGAGTGCCATGCCCTGTCCCAATCCCGTTGGAAAGACGGACATCCCTGCGAAGGTTTCAGCTAGAGAGATTCCGCGAGTTCGATAACCCGTGTAGGGGGCGGCCCTCGGGGAGGACCCGTAAAAAATAGGCGCCCTGCCCGGCCTGCCCGGCTCATGCTTTCGGTTCGGCCTCGCTCAAGTCCAGCCGCTTGGCGACCCAGCGTTCGTACAAGCCGATGGCGACATCCGCGCCGGCCATTGCGGTCAGGCAACCCAAGGCGCCCGCCGTCCAGATCGACAGGCCTGCACCGAACAACAACATCATCGCTGACACGCCGCACACGATGCAGGCACCGGATCGAAGTGCAAGGCGGCGCAGTAACGCCCAGCCTCGCGCCCCATCCTTGTCAGCGCGCCACATCTCGCCGGACACACCTCCAACCAGGGACAGCGCAATCACCAACCAGATCGGCATCTCTGCCAGTGCCTGTTGCTCGTTCGTCATCGCCCTGCCCCTTAAACAAAAAGACCCGGCGCATTGGCCGGGTCAGGTGGTGGGTGGTCTGCCGCGCTTTGCGGTCGCACCCATCGAAGATGGCCCCTTTTTACAGGTCGATTCTGGTGGCAGCAAGACCGGTTTAATGCCATCCGGTGAATGTGTGGCTTACGTCCGGTGAACGGCTGGCGAATGTCGGTGAATATCTATCCCGGCTGTCTTTTGCTTTTCTGGCGTCCCATGCGTCCCACCTCTCTAAAACAAGGTGGGACGTCTGAAAGCCCCGTAGATTGGGGCTTTGCCCCACCGTCCTACTTTTATCTCTCTTTTCTCGTGTATAGAGAGAATATTTAAAAACACGCGTGCGCGTGAACACGCGCATTGATGCCCGCTACGCATACACGGGCGGGAGGCATGAAAAAGGTGGGACGGTGGGACAGCCCAACAACGACGGGGCCTGCGCCCGTCTCACTACCGCAAAAAGCAGTGGGACGGAGGCAGGCCAGTGGGACGGCGTGAGCCAGAGTAATGCCCACGATCAAGCCGCTTCCCCCAGCAGGAAGTGCTCGACCACGATGTGAGCGTCATGCAGGCGCTGGTAGTAAAGATTGCGTGTGCAGCCACTCTCAGCCAGACGCGCAGTCAGAGGCGCATCAGGCTGGAAGTAATGCACCTGGACCACCGTCATCAACTCGGGATCAAGACGCTTCTTGACGATGCGCTCGATGTCCAGGGAGGCCTCCAGCGGCACCCTGCTCCCCCGCCTTCCGCGCACAAGCTGGCCACCGCTTTCCATCATCATCGCGACCATGTTGCCGCCCGAGTAACCGGCGGCGACCTCATCGCTGTGCAGCTCCTGCGCCCATTGCTTGAGGGCCATATCAATTGCCTTAATCATCGAAGCACGGCTCCTCGAACTCAGGTTGTTCCAGCGCAGGCGCCCTGCCCCAACCCTCCGGTTTCTTGTACGCCCATGGCCGCTGGCCGCTCTTGCTCAAGGCGCCCAAACGGAACCGTCGCCACCCCAACCGATGCAGGATCGCTCCCACACGCATCTGCTCCGGTTTACCCCAATGACCGGGATCGAGCTTGAGCGCCTGACTCATCACCTCACTGCCGGTGGTGGTCTCGCCGATCTGCGACTCTTCGAGCCAGGTCAGGATGGGCGTTTCCCATTCGTCCACCACAAAGCGTTCGTCCTGTTCCTCGCTGAACATCGGCGCTTCCTCTCGCGTTACCCACCAGAGATCGCCGGCCTCAAAACAGAACATCGCTTCGGCCCACAGCTGGTCGCGGATCTCGCGCAGCAACGCCACATCGACCTTGGTACAGGCCACCGGCCAATAGCGACGGTTGCCGGTGGCGTCCTTGAGGTACTCGTCCTGGTTGGTGGTACCGACGAAAACACACTGGCGTGGCACGTCCAACGTTCTGCGGCCATAGCTTTCGCGGTAGGTGTCGGTCGATGCGGAGAAGAACTGCTTGGCCTTGGTGCTCTCGGCCTTGTTGAAGCTGTCCAGCTCGCCGAGCTCGACAATCCACTTACCGCGAATCGCCTGAAAGCCGTCCTTGTCGCCGAGTGCAAACGGCGTGTCCATGAACCACTCACCGCCGAGCACGCTCATGGCGGTCGACTTGCCGGCGCCTTGTACGCCTTCGAGGATCATCACCGAGTCCGCCTTGCAGCCCGGCTTCATCACCCGCGCCACGGCGGAGATCATCCAGCGCTTGCCGACCTTGGAGGTGTAATCCGTTGCCTTCACCCCCATGACATCCGTCAGCCAACGCTCCAGGCGCGGCACACGATCCCATTCCAGTTTCTTCAGGTACTCGCGCACTGGGTGAAAGGCGTGGTCGTGGGCCACGACGCTAACGGCCTCAATCACATGTGAGGACTTCACGCGAAGGTTGTACTGCTGCGCGAGCCACTTCATCACCCGCACATCATCGATGTCGGCCCACTCCCCGGTGCCACCGCCATAGGGCGCCGCACGCAGCTTGACGATCTTCGAGCTGAAGGCGCAGTAGCTGATCACCCCGGCCCAGCGTTCATCATGGGCGAGGATCAGTTCGACGTTCTGCATGTGCGCGATCAAGGCTCCGCTTTCACTGCGGGCGAGTTGATCCTTCCAGCCACCAGCCGCCGGTGGACGGACCACGGCCAGCACCTGACGGCGAACCGCGTCCAAACCTTCGGCGACGTGCAGATCGTTGAAGTCGGTCCACTTCTCGTGACGCTCGACAGAGAAGATCGGTGCAACGACCTGGGCACCGACGATCAGGGCGGCGTTGCTCGCTTTCTCCTCACCCGGGTTCCACGCATCGCCGTTGGGCTTGGTGGTCTTCCAGTCGTCATCGCGGCAGATGATCAGCGGGCAACCGGCGAAGCGTTCGCGCATGACCTTGCACACGGCCAGCATGTTGCCCGCATCGAAGGCCACCGCTACGGCGAGCGACGTCGCCATGTGCAGGCTGGCGCCGGTGGCGTAACCCTCACACACCAGCACCGGCTCGCCCGGTACCGGATGCGGACCGAGCAGGTGAAAAGTACCCTCCTTCGCCATCCCATAAGGCCAGTAGGATTTGTCGCGGCCGGTGTCTTCCTGCTTGTTCGGGAAGATCACCTGCAACCCCATGATCTGATCACGGGCGTTCTTCATCGGCACCAGCACTGCACCAGTGCGCGGCGCGTAGCGGACGTTGATGCCAACGATCTGTTTGCGATCCAGGTAATCGCTGCGCCCGGTGGTCGGCATGCGCTCGAACAAACCCTGCGCTCTTTTCGCGGCCCGCCGCGCAGCGTTACTCGCGATTTCGGCGGCGCGGCGCTTGGCTTCTTCCTGGCGAGCGCGCATCACTTCGCGCTCTTCCGGCGACATGCGACCGGCCTTGACCTTGATCTTTTGCGTCTCGCCCGAACGCCAGTCACCGAAGGCGCCAAAGATCAGGGTGTCGCCCTTCTCCGTGCGCTGCTCGTGCACCACGTACCAGCCGTTCTTTTCCTTGCCCTTGTCCTGCGATGTCTTGCAGCGGGTCAGCTTGCCGAACACCAGCGGTTGCGCTGGCTCCAGACCGTAATCGGCGAATTGGCCCAATACCTCATCGAGCATGCTGAATCCCCCGCTCAGAGAGGGACTGACAGCTGATGCACTGCGAGCAACCCGGCTGGGCCAGTCGGCGTGCTTCCGGAATCGGATCGTCACAGGCTTCACAGAACAGAAAAGAATGGACAGCGCTTTCTGCTTTGGCAGCGCTGCGCGCGGCCATGGCCTGATCGATGCGTTCCTGCACCAGATCGTTAGCGAAATCGGCGATGTCAGCCACGGTCAGCACCTCGCGTCGTCTGGTTGACGTAGGTGGCGCGGTTGAACAATCCGAGCAGCCCTTGAATACCCCGGAACACCTGCAGACGAATAGCAGCCAGTTCCTGATCAGTCACAACACCGTCGCCGATGCTCTTGGCCCAGGTCTCGGCCAGATCCGCGACCTGGCGGAAGTATTCGGCGATACCCGTGGTCAGGGTCTCGGGCATATCGTTGGTGTAGGTGTCGGCCAGTTCCTGCCAGACCGTGTCACCGACCAGCGCATGCACCGCATCGAGAATGCGGCGATCCTTGGTCAGTTCGAGGATCTCGCCAAACTCCTGAATATTGATGGAGTGGCTCGGATGGGTCGGCGACAGCTTGTGCTGCAGCGTGGTCGGGTTACGACCTGTCGTGGCAGCGATGGCAGCAGCGCCGCCCGGGTAATCGCGAGCGGCGTGGTACAGCGCTAAATCGAGCGGCAGGATTTCCCGCTGCGCCCGTTCCAGAGAACTGAGAGCAATTCGGCTCATGGCATTAATCCTAAAAGTTGCCAGTGCCGCGCGACAGAAGTTGGTGATACATTTGCCGCGTGGTCTGGAGAGGCCCAAAGCCGGCTAGGTTCGTAAGACCAACACCGGCACCGTGCCGGGGCGAACAATCCGTTGTTCACCCCTGGCGCAACAGCTGCCAGCTCTGTGGTAAGAACGGCAGCAACACCAAGGCTTCCGAGCCTTGGAAACGCGATGAAGGTCGGCGGCATGTGGTGTGCTCGCCTTCCGACATCGCGACCCGACCGCATTGTGGTGATGCTGTCGGGAGAAACTGGGCGACCCTTGGGTCGCCTTTTTTCTATGCGACTTTCTGCGGTGCAGATTTTCCAAGCAGCCAATCGGCGTCGAATGGGTTTCCTTTTTCTCGAGCAGCTGCAGCAAGCAATTTCGCGTACTCCGTTTCACCTGTGTAATCGGTGCGTGGTAACGAAGCTGCTAGCCTCCACTTGTTGAGTGCTTGATAACTGCGTCCACACACACGTGCTGCTGCTCCAATACCGCCTACGGCCTGAAAGGCGAAGGCAATGGCATTAGGGAAATTCTGTGGTTTAAGCATGAATGCCTCCTTTCAACTGTCGGTTGATAATAATGTTCAACTGACAGATTAGCAATCATTATGTGACTATCAACCTATGATTGATAAAGAATCCGAAAGACTTATGTTTGCCGAGCGGCTTAATACTGCACTGGACGCCAATGGTGTTCGCCAGCGTGGCCGAGGGGCAGACATCATCAAACAGCTCAGCTCCAAGGGCGTGGTTAAGACCGCCCAAGCCGTCAGCAAATGGCTCAACGGGGCGGCTATTCCTGAAATCGATAGTTTGACAGCGCTATCCGCTTGGCTGGGCGTGCGCAGAGAGTGGCTTGAGCATGGAGTCATGCCAGTTTTTCCTCATGAAGCGGGTAATCAGCAAGTAGCGCAGGACGAGAATGTTATTGCCTTGACATCAAGCATGAACAAAGTGCCGCTGATTTCATGGGTTCAAGCTGGAGCTTGGTGCGAAATTGCCCCCACCGTCGAGCTGCTCCATGCCGAACAGTGGGTGCCCTGCCCTGTGAATATCAGCAGATCAGGGTATGCGCTTCGCGTTGTTGGAGACTCAATGACAAATACTGGTCCAGGTCGCAGCTATCCTGAGGGATGCATCATTTTTGTCGACCCCGATCTCGCTGTGAACAACGGTGATCGAGTGATCGCTTCTTTGCCGAGTAGCAACGAAGCCACGTTCAAGGTGCTCGTAAAGGATGCCGGAAAGCACTACTTGAAACCTATCAACCCGCAGTACCCCATCATTGAAATGACGGACGAAATGCAAATTTGCGGAAAAATCGTTGGTTCATTCACTCCTGAGTGAATACTCAACTCCATATTTTCACCTGATGGTTGTTGACTTAATTTAACCACTGGTTGATATTTGCCTCACTCTTTACCACAGAGCGAGGCAATAACTATGCGCACCACCGCAACCTTGCATGTCCATCCGGCATGCGTCAGCAATCGCAAACTGATCGAACAGCTGCAGCTCGCCACGGGCTGTCTGGTCGTCATTCATAACAGCAAACCAAAGCTTGTCGCCAAGTCTTGCCAGCCCTCTCCTATCGATCCGAACGGTGGAGGGCACGCAGCATGATCAAGTACAAGATCGACAACCGCACGCTGCAGTTGCTTAACGCCCAGGTCAACCTAACCGAGACCTTCAACCACGTCCTGCGCACAGCACCGAAGCGTGAATGCCTGGCATTCCGTCTCAAGGCTGAGCGCGGCGCAGTGGTAAGCACTTTTGTCGTGGAGCTGGGCAGCGAACGCCACACGCTGACCCTGCCAAACGACAAGAAGATGCACCTCAAACTGGCAGACTTTATTGAAGAGATTGCCAACGGTCCGTTCGACGCGAGCAACTCCAGCGATCTGGTGCATCTCCCACATGCGGATCGTCAATACGGTCGCTTTGAAGCCCAGGACAAGCAGCGCTTGTTCGAACTGGTGCACACCGGCGGCGTGCTGAGCCTCGACATGGGTTTTGAACTTCCCCTGCATGTGGCGCTGCATCGTACTCATACACGCCGCGGCGTCACCGCGATCTTGAGCATCGGCAACAAGAGTCCGCATACGCGCTGCTTCACCTTGTATGACTCCGATGCCGAGATCTACGCAAAGGTCATTGAGTCCATTAATCACCTTGCTGCAGCGGCCACTCCAGCTGCGCACGCAGCATAGGAGAGAGATATGGAACGCACCCTCGCCCAAGCAGCCACACAACTCGGCCTCACTCGTCCCAAACTGATCGCTCTCATGCGGGAAAAAGGTTTGCTCAAGGGAAACCTGCCAGCGAACCCGAAGCGCGACAAAGCGTACCTGCGTGTCAAGGACAGCCCCTGGTATGACGAAAAATGCGGAATGCAGTACAGCCAGTCGACCCGCGTCATGCAAGCCGGCATCCGCTGGCTGGCCGAGCAGTTGGACATCGATCTTCCTGCCATCCCGGCAGATCGCCGTGACGTGGCCTAGGGAGTACGCCCGCCAGATCGTTGCCATGCGCACACGCGAGGAGCGCAACGCCGCGCTCCTCGAAGTGCCCGAACATCTGCGCGAGCTGACCAGACGCCACTGCCTGAACGCCTGGAACCACCCGGCACGACAACAACGCAAGGAGGCTCGACAAGGCCATGAGTAACGCTGCACAGAACCCGCTCCGCCTGCATCCGGCGCCCGAATCGGCCACCGTCGAACTGCTCTATCGCATCTTCGGTGACGTCCTGATCCCGCTGGAAAAAGTTCGCGAGCAGTACTTTCGTAATCTCAACGAGCAGTCGTTTGTAACGGAAATCAATAGCGGTCGGATCCAACTTCCGATCACCACGCTGGACACCAGCCGCAAGGCACTCAAGTACGCCCACATCCGTCACGTTGCGTCGCTGATCGACATCCGCGCCTACAAGGCCGATGAAAGCATGCAACGCCAGCATGATGAGCCAATCCAAGTAGCGAAATTAGAAAGGGATAATCATGGAAATTCGTAGCGAAACTCTTGCTGAGGAGGAGTTGGCCGCAATCACTGGTTATCAACGACCTTCATTGCAACTCGACTGGCTCAATCGAAATGGTTGGAAATATGTACTGACGGGTTCAAGACGTCCCGTTGTCGGCCGTGTTTACGCCCGAATGAAACTGTCCGGTGTAAAGCCTTCATCTGAAAACATCGCGGCCGAAGCCTGGTCGCTTGATCTTTCTCGCGTGGGGTGAAAATGCGACCAAGAAAGGCAGCAAACCGTGATCTTCCCCCTCGAATGATCAGGCGAGTCAGGTCAATGAAGAATGGCTCTGAGTGGGTTGGTTACTACTATGACGGAAGGGACGATCAGGGAAAGAGGAAGGAAATTCCTTTGGGTAGCGACTTGGATGTCGCCAAAGCGGAATGGGCAAAACTCGACTGCAAGCCTATTCCACAAAAAAATGCCTTGTTATGTAAGGTCTTCGACCGATACGAGGCCGAGATCATTCCGGGCAAAAAGCCTAGAACCCAAAAGGACAACTTGCTTTCGCTGACGCAGCTCAGGAAAGCTTTCAATGAGGCCCCAATCGATGCGGTGACACCACAGGTGATAGCCCAGTACCGCGATAAGAGGACCGGGAAGGTTCGGGCGAACCGCGAGATTTCACTGCTCTCGCACATCTACAACATAGCCAGGGAATGGGGTATCTCTAATAAGGAGAATCCCGCCGCAGGCGTGCGCAAAAACAAAGAAACACCACGTGACTTTTATGCCGACGCCACAATCTGGAATGCCGTCTACGCCGTCGCGGTTCCAGAACTCAGGGACGCGATGGATCTTGCCTACCTAACTGGTCAGAGACCTGCAGATGTTCTCGCTATGCGGGTTAGTGATGTAGTCGAAAACTTTCTGCAAGTTGCGCAACGTAAAACCTCGAAGAAGCTGCGAATACGGCTAGGGGCGGGTGATGCCATTAACGGTTTAGGAGAGCTTATTGAGCGCCTGCTTAAGCAGCGTAAGGCTCTCGCTGTTAAAAATCCTTATCTTATCGTCACGCTAGATGGTCGAAAAGTCACCGCTGCCATGCTGCGCTTGCGCTTTGACGATGCGCGGAAAAAGGCAATCGCCGATGCTTTAGAAAAGGAAGACGCGCATCTCGCCGCCAACATTCGGCGGTTTCAGTTTCGAGATATTCGGCCAAAAGCGGCGAGCGAAATAGACGATTTGGGACATGCAAGCCGGCTACTCGGTCACACGGATAAGCGCATTACCGAGACCGTTTATAGACGAGTTGGCGAAATTGTCACTCCCACACGATAA